GTGTTGCTCAACGTGGCAGAGACGGGCCCGGTGCTGTTCGCATGGTTGGCTGCCTGCGCTCCGGTGAGTGGGTTGTACGCAGCGGTGAAGCCCTCCCACGTCTGCTTGTGGGGCAGCGGCCGGCCCTCGTCGAGGACCTTGCGCACGGCCTCGACACCGCCCACCAGCAACTGCGGTGCTGTGGCCGGAGCGACCGCGCCATTCACCACGCGAAGCATCACGCCCACCGACTCGTTGAAAACGCCCGTAGCGCCGCTGTCGATGTTCAGCACGGCCCGCTGGGAAGCGCCCGTCGAGGGCGTGACGTAGCGGAACTCGACGAAGTCACCCCACGCTTCGATGGAGAAGACGCTGTACACGCCCGCGGCCGGGGCAGTCATGGTGACAGAGGTTTCCGCGCCGACGCGATTCAGGACACACTCGAAGCCGCCGCTGGCCGTCCACCTGAAGAAGGCACCGTCAGTCGGAGCCACCGTGGTGGTTGCCGTGCCAAAGCCGATTTCTGCGAGCGCGTTTGTCTGCGGCAGGTTGTTAGGGCGCACGCGGCCGTGGAAGTACAGCGCGCCGTCAATCCACGTTCGGAACTTCTGCTGGCTCAGCAGAATCGAGTACGTGTTGACGGTAGTGATGGCCGAGGCGTTCAACGTCGCCGCGCCGCCTGCCACCGTCACCGTCTGCGTGAGAATCGACTGCGCCCACTTGTTGTGCGCGGCGATGCTGGCTCCGACGAAGCGGTCCGCGAACAGCGGCACGTCTCGCGCCACGTCCAGTCGGTCCTCAGCGAAGGAGAGCTGCTCTCCGTACTTGTCGAACAGCTGCAGGCCGCCGTCTGGAACGTTGGCCGTGACGGCGCCATTCACCGTCACATCGGCGAGAGCCAGCGAAGGAAGCAGGAGCAGCAGAAGCAGGTGGCGCATGGTTCAGTTCCCGATGCACTCGAAGGGCAGCGAGCCCAGGTGAGTGCCGTTGCGAGGTTCAGCGCGGACGGTGAAGGTGCCCGAGCCCTTGGACAGCACAGTGACGACGAGCCCCTCGACGGAGGCTTCCTCGCCCGTCGGCGCGCAGGTGATGACAGACGCACCAGTGGCCCACGCCGCACTGACGGTGGCTCTCGCATCACGAGACCCGCCGTCGAATGAGACGCTGCCTGTGGCAGTGTTGACGGAGCCACCACCGCCGCCGCCCGATGTCGCGGTGACGATGATGGTGGCGACGCTTCCGCGCCTCGAGCACACCACGCCCCCGTCGCACAGCACGGCAGTCAGCGGCTGCCCGTTGAGGCTGCTCGGCTGGGCGTTCGAGACAGCAGCCCAGAGCAACGCCATCGCCCCGAGGACGAGCAGCACGCCAGCCTCCAGCAACTCGACGTCGCGCTTCATCGGCGCTTCCCTCCGTCTGCGCGCGCTGTCACCACCAGCGTCGAGCCGAGGCTGGCCGCCTGCGCATACGCCGCCACCTCCAACACCGCGCCAGTGTCGACATCGACGCGAGCCGTCTCACCCGGCGCGATGACGGAGGGCTGCCACTCGAGACCGCCAGCGCTGAAGTCCTCCGACGGCACGAGACGCGCGTGCACCGGCAACATGGTGACGTCCTCGGCCCCAGTGTTGCGCGCGGACATGGAGAACATCACCGCGTCGCGCACGTCCCAGGCACCCACCTCCGTCACCGACGGATTGACTGCAACAGACGTGGGGCCTTGGCCGACTGGCAAACCCATCAACGCGCTCCTCTGAACGGGTCCCACTCTGCCTTCGTGCGCGGACCGTCTAGCCCTGCCAGCACCGAGCGCTTCACCACAGGCGCGGCGAACGTCATGGCCAACGCGTCGGCGCGGTCTGGACTCGGCAGGCCGCGCTTCTTCATGTCGTCCTTCGACTCCAGCTTCACCTTGCCGTCAGCCGTGAAGCTGTAGATGGGGCCGGGCAGCTGGGCGCGGAGGTCGCCGTCATCAGGCAGCGCCCCCTCAGCCTTCACCCACTCCGCCATGCGCCACCACATCTCGACGCGGCGGTTGAGGAACCTCTCTGGCTCTGTCGCAGCGCTCCCGAAGTCGACGGCCATGACGCTGTGCCCCTGGGCGCGCAGCAAGTCGTAGACGCCGCCTCCGATGCCCGTCGTGTCGATGAAGCACGCATCGGGCTGGTGCTTCTCCAGCATGAGGCCCACCTGCCCAGCGAGCTGTACGGTGTCGAGGTTTCGCCACGCCGCCGGCCTGTAGACGGCCCGCCCCTTCCGCATCACCAGCACCGACTCGTCATCGCCGAAGCGAGCGACATCGAGAGCCATGATTTTCGCGCTCGCCTCGACGTCGACTTCGCGCACCACGCGCCCAACCGCTGCAGTCACTTCGTCGGGGCCCAGGAGGATGTTCGACTGCCGCGGGGGGAACTTCCCGAAGACGTTCACCATCACCCACGGGTTGTCGCGTCCGTACTTCTGAATCTGCTCTCGAGCCCACTGCTTCGAGACGCGGGGCGCTCGGCCCGGGTCGTCTGGGTCTCCCGAAATCTCCTTCACCCACCACAGCGCGCGCTCCGTCGTGCACGCGCGATACAGAGGGCCTGAGAGGTGCGTCGGGTTGCCCGCGATGATGAGCCGCGCCTCACGCCCAGCCTCAGCGTCGACGTTGGCGAGGCCTGCTTCCGCTGCGGCCACCACCGCGTCGGGAATGCCGCCGGCTTCGTCGATGAGGAACATGACGGCGTCGGCGTGCACACCGGCCAGCGTGTCGGCCTGCGCGTTCGCGTCGCCCGTCTTCGGCCACGCACGCGCCGAGGCGAACCACGTTTCCTTGTGGTCGTTCGCGAACACGCGAGTGGCAGTCCACGTGAATGCCGCCTGCAGGAAGGGGCTGCGGTTCTGCCAGCGCGAGAGCTCGCTCCAGAGCCCGTCAGCCAGGTTGTCGCCCGTGATGGATGTCGCGACGACTTTCGGGTGGAGCCGCGTCGCCAGCCACCACCACGCCAGCATGCCCACCAGCGCCGACTTGCCCGGGCCCTTGCTGGCCTTCAGCGCGATGCGCTGGTTCGTGATGGCGGCCTCGAGCACCTCGTCTTGCCACGCGTCGGGCTCCAGCTTGAGGCACTCACGCACGAAGGCGTTGGGCGAGTCGCGCCACCGCCTGATGACGGCTGCTGCAGTCACGTGCCGACCGGCTTCACCTCGAGCGCAGCCGCCACCAGCTGCTCGAGCGTCTGCGTCGTCCCCACCTCGACGCGGTCGAGGAAGTCCCCCTCCGACTTGCCCAGCAGCTCCGAGGCCTTCAGCCGCGCGTTGAGGTCGCGCTCGTTGTCGTTCATCACCTTCGTCCAGAAGGCCTGACGCTCTGCGCGGCTGGCGATGGCCGCCGCCACCTCAGGTTTCGCGGGAGAGCGCTCGCCACGCGCACGAATCGCCTCAGCCACACGAGGCGTCCTGAGGAGCTGGCTGCCAGTCTGAGCCAGTGTGTCAGGGCTTCCCGTGTAGCCAGCGAGACGTGCAGCGGCCGTGGCGTTGCCGTCGTAAGCCTCGACAAATGCTCGCTGTCGCTTCGTCAGCTCTCGCGCCATGCCCACAAGCTACGGGGCACGGCGGACGCCGATGGACTCAGGGCTGCTTTCGCTTCACCCCTGCGCGAAACTTTCGCACACCCCGCGCGAGGGCCCGCTGTACCGAGCGACGCGACACGTGCAGCTCTCGAGCAGTCGCAGCGATTGAGCCCCAGCGGGCGTACACCTCGGCAGCGACTTCGGCTGACACCTTCTCGGGACGGCCCACCTTCACGTCGGTCGCGAAGTACCGACGGCCAGCTTGGTAGAGCGCCGCGTCGGCCTTGTGGAACTCAGCGTCGCTGTCGGCCGCCGCGTACCGAAGCACCGCGTCAAGGAACGTCTGCCGTGGGGTGCGTGCCTCCTGCAGCGGAGCAGCGACGGGCACGGTTCCGCGCGCGAGTCGCTTCGCGTGCGCTTCGCAGTACTCCCGGCCTCCCCGGGTGGGACGGAGGCAGTCGGCCACGTGACAGGTGCTCATGGGCGTTTACTCGCGCAGCCGTTGCGAAGGAGATGCTTCACCACGGTGTTGATGTGAACGCCGAGAGCGGCCGCGATGGCTGTCCGGCTGAACCCGCGCTCTTCCATAGCCAGCATGAGGGGCACCGAGCATGGAGCCAACTGGCGCAGGTCGATGCCGGGCGTGTGGCGGTGAACGGTACGGGCGTTGACGCCGAGACGACGCGCCACCTTTCGGGCTGAGAGCCCGGCCAATCGCAACTCGCGCATGCGCTCGATGACAGAGACCGGAAGGGCCAGCTGGCTCATGCGGCCCCCAGCGTGACGTTGCTCTGCACCTCGTTGCCCCAGCGTGCCCAGCCCGGCACCTCCCGGCGCGCGAAGAGCTCGACGTACGGCCCGGGGCTCACGGTCTCAATGATCGACCGAAACCGCTCAGGCTTCGCCGAGTGCTCACCGCGCGGCTCAAGCACCAGCGTGCGTCCCTGTGCCCGCTTCCCAGCGTTGGGGGAATCGGGCGGGTGCACTCGGTACGGAAGCGATCCACGAACACCAAAGAGCAGCTGCTCGGTCGCCCCGCGGAAGTACTGGCCCAACCCCGTTTGAATCTTACCGTCTGCGACCTTCCCCCACGTGATGCACGTCACGTAACGGAAGCCCCACGCATCCATGACCGTGAGTCCGTCGGGGAGGAAGTTGTTGGTGACCCAGAGGTACAAGTGCGCATCGTCGGCAGCGAGCCTGTTCACAGGCAGCTTGCAGATGCCGGCCGTCGACATCAGCGGGTAGTGCCGGTCGGCCCCGCGCTTCACCTGCCCGCCACCCCGCTCAAGCCATGGAGGGTCGGCCAGCACAGTCGCGTAGCGCTGCCTCTGCTCGGGAGAGACCCAGTCAACCTGCGTCATGGCTGCACCGCCATCAACACCTCGTGCCACGTGCGGTTGTCGCCCGGCCGCATGTCCCAGGCTCGGAACGCGGCCAGCACTTTCTCCCGGTACGCCAGCACCGCTTCGTTCGATTCAGCAACCCTCGGCGAACCAGCGTGCGCGACCGGCACCCACGCCTCTTCTGGCTGGACGAGCCGCTGAAGCGTCGATGAGAGTTCGCTGATCAGCTCAGCACGCCACGACTGCACCATGTCGCGGTGCTCTGGAACGGGCGAGACGCGAAACAGGAGGTCGTCGATCGTCTTCAGGTCGCGTTGAATGCGCAGCGCCTCAGCTCTCCAGTGGAGGGGGCTCATCGGGCACCTCGCGCGCGGATGGCGGCGGCCACCTCCGCCCTGCACTGGTCGGTCGTTTGCTGGCTGTGTCGGATAGCTGCGACTGCTGCGTGCACGCACGCCTCGCGCTCGTCGGCACGGGCCGCGTCGTCGGTCTCCACC